GGGTGATGAGTCAGCAGCGTTTGCCGATTTCATTGAGTTTCTGCGACCAAAAACCATTCTTGGGCAGTTTGGCACCAACGGCGTGCCTGACTTGCGCCGCGTGCCTTTCCGTACTCGCCTCGCTGGGCAAACCTCGGGCGGGGATGGTTATTGGGTAGGTGAGGGCAAAGGCAAAGGCCTAACCAGCTTTGATTTTAACGGCACCAGCCTGTTACCGCTCAAAGTGGCCAATATTGCGGTTGCTACTATGGAGTTGATTCGCGATAGCTCCCCGGCGGCGGATGTGATTATCCGTGACCAATTGGTGGCGGCGCTAAAGGAACGGCTTGATATTGATTTCATCGACCCGCTCAAAACCGCCGAGCCTAATGTGTCGCCCGCATCCATCACCAATGGGGCGGTCGCTATTCCCTCCACCGGCAGTGATCCCGACTCAATCAATGCCGACATAAAAGCCCTGTTCAGTGTTTTTATCAGTGCCAACAATGCGCCGACCTCGGGTGTGTGGATTATGTCGGCCAGTACGGCACTTTCTTTGGCGCTAATGCTTAACCCACTAGGAACGCCAGCCTTCCCTGGTCTCACCATGGGCGGCGGCACCCTGGCAGGCTTACCGGTTATTACCTCGGAATATGTGCGCGGAGATACCAACGGGTCGATCATCGTTTTGGTCAACGCGCAAGATATTTATCTCGGGGACGAAGGCGGTTTTGATGTGTCAATGTCAACAGAGGCATCACTGCAAATGGATAGCTCGCCCGATGATCCGGCGACCGCTACCACTGTCCTGGTAAGCTTGTGGCAACACAACTTAGTCGGATTTCGCGCCGAGCGTGCCATCAATTGGGCGCGCCGTCGCGACGATGCGGTCGCGTATTTAACAGGCGTTAATTGGTAAAAAAATCCGGGGGCTTCGGCCCCCTGGTTTTATGGAGGGAATGTATGCAGGTTGTTTTTAACCACAAAAACGGGCGGGCATCGCAAATGCAAAAACGCTATGCGGTGATTTTGCAAAAATTGGGCAAAGGCACCTTTGCCGAGTTAGCAGCACCGCTACCACCAGCGGCCAATGAGCCAACCATTGAGGAATTGCGTGAGGAAGCAGACCGGCGCGGGATTGGATACCACCACCGCACCGGCTTTGCGCGTTTGCGCGAAATGTTGGGCCGTTGAAGTACGGAACTTTTTTATTTTTCGGATGTGCGATGATCAAATTCAAAGGCGAAAATGTACAAATCAGCGATTTGGCCAAACGGCATAATTTGCCTTGGAGCACTGTAAAAAATCGTCATTTGAATGGTTATCGTGATGAAAAATTAATAGTCGAAAAAATTCATGAAACGCGATTTAGGGGTGAGTTAACCACCTTGGCGAAAATTGCGGAAGATCACGGCCTGCCTCTAAGTTTAATTAAAGGCCGCCACGCCATTGGATTGAGGGAAGGCGCTTTAGTGTCGCCCGATCACGCAGGGAATGGGAACGAACGAGCGGCCACAAAATTGGATGCTGAAAAGGTAAGGGAAATAAAAAAAATGTTGGTGTTAACCGATTTAACACAGGGCGAAATCGCCAAGATATACGGGATCGATCAAAGCCATGTATCAGACATAAAGCGCCGGAAGCGGTGGGCAAAGGTTGAAATTGATCTTTCCGAAATTTTAACAGGAGCCGAATAAATGCGGCTTTTCGGTTTTGATATTGCGCGCGCAAACGGGCCACTGGTGTCTACCCGTGAGAAATCCTTAACGCCTATCAATGATTGGCGCGGCGGCTGGCGCACTATTTTTGAACCATTTACCGGCGCATGGCAGCGCAACATCGAAGAAAAAACCGAAACCGTTTTATGTTATCCCACGCTATATGCCTGCCTCGATAGCATTTCATCGGACATAGGCAAACTCCCTTTTACGGTGCGCAAACAGAACGAAAAAAATATCTGGGAAACGGTGCGCAATAACATCACGCGATTACTAGAGCACCCGAACCACTACCAAACAGAACAGCAGTTTCGTGAATGTTGGATTTTATCCAAATTAATCCACGGCAACACTTACGTTTTAATCGCGCGAGACAATCGCGGAAATCCGCAATTTTTGTATATTTTGGATGCGACGCGGGTCCTGCCGATGGTGTCCGAAAGCGGCGAGGTGTTTTATCAAATCAATTATTCAAACGCGTCCAATTTATTGCCCACGGATTACCCGGCGGGGCAGTTAGTAATACCCGCGAGCGAAATTATTCACGACCGTATGAACACGTTTCACCATCCTTTGGTTGGAGTGCCTCCGATTTGCGCCGCCAACTGGCCAGCGGTCAAAAATTTGAAAATTTTGCGTAGCTCGACCGATTTTTTTACGAATGGTGCAAACCCCGGCGGCTTGTTGACCGGTCCGGCGGGAATGTCAGACAAAGACTCTGACGCAGTAAAAGATTACTGGGATAACAATTTTGGAAGGGAAAAAAGCGGCAAGGTTGCCGTGATTGGCGCCGATATGAAATTTACATCATTCGCCTTCAAATCGGTAGATTCGCAAATGGTCGAACAAATGCGCTATAGCGATGAACAAATTTGTCAGCCTTTTGGTGTTTCGCCGTTTATTGTCGGTATTGGCTCGATCCCGTCGGGCATGAAGGCCGATGATATGATGGGTCTTTATTACCAACGTGCACTGCAAAAACATATTGAGGCGATGGAAGCGCTTTTGAATCAAGGGTTAGGCTTGGGTTATCCAATGACGGTCGAGCTAGACCTTGAACCACTCCTGAGAATGGACCCGCAACGCCGCGCTGAAGTGTGGGGCAAGCTTGCAAATGATGGTGTAGCCACGCCGAACGAATCGCGCCTATCGTTTAACCTGGCGCCGCTTGAGGGTGGCGACACGGTTTATATGCAGCAGCAGGACTACCCGCTCGATCAAGTGCGCCAAAATAAAATTCTGGTGCCAGCCGAGCCAGAACCCACGCCGCCACCCACTGAAGAACAGCGCAGCCTTGCTGCTGAGCTTTGGCAACATAAGGCGCTAAACGCAGCGCACGGGGCGCTATATGATTGACCCAGTCGAATTCGGAAAAAGCATGGCGGCGCTCATCAAAAAAGCGCTAGAGCCAATCACCGCGCAAATTGGCGAGCTACAAAAACAATATGAAAATTTTGAAATTGATGAGGATCAGTTAGCCAATATTGTTTCGCGTGAAATAAAAAAACACGTGGCGGAAAACCCCATCAAGGGCGAGCGGGGGGACCCTGGCCGCGATGGTCTGGACGTAAAACATTTTTTGCGCGCCGATGGCGATCATTTAATCGCCGTGATGAGCGACGGCAGCACCAAAGACCTGGGCAAGTACATTGGCACAGATGGCAAAGACGGCATTGACGGCAAAGACGGTTTGGGTATGCCCGACATCACCCGCGAATATGATCCGGCAGCCCATGAAATTATCGAACGCTGGGAACGTGACGGTTGCAAAAAAGAATTGCGCTACACAGCAGGAGGGATTCAGCACGGCGGTTACTGGCGCGAGGGAATTAAGTGTGCGGGGGGAGAAACATGGACCCATGCGGGGACGGTGTGGATAGCCAAGACGGCCACCACTGAAAAGCCATCACGCGATAGCGATAACTGGGAAATTTTCGCCAGCAAAGGCCGCGACGGTCGCGACGGCAAGGACGGCAAAATAATCGCGCCCATCAAATTGGGGGGCATTGATGATTGATTTAATCACTCGCGAAGATGCATATCACCATTTGCGGTTAGACGTAGATGACGAGGGCACCAATATCACCAGCCCGGACGACCCGTGGTTAGATATTTTTATCCCCGCGATCAGCGAAGCGGTGGCGGCCTGGCTTAAGGATGAGTGGCGTTTGTACGTTTTAGAGCTAGATTCAAATGGGGATGTTGTTGTCGATTCAAACGGCGACCCTGTTCCCGCGCAACCGTTAACGGTTCGGCCATTAGTTGGCGCTGCTGTGCTTGTTGAATTGGCGGCGCAGTACAGATACCGCGAAGGCGAGGGGATAGACAATCAGGTCGGGCAAGAAGCAGGACACGGATACCTGCTAAATAAAACAAGCACCGCGTTATTGGCGGGCCTTAGAAAAACAACGGTGGCATAGATGGATGAACCGCATATTCACAAGGTCTACGACGGGCGCGGATTGCGCACGGTGTTTTGCGATGGTGAGCAGATTCACCGCTGCATCTATGCCGACACGTTACGCGGCACGGTGAAATTTTACGGACGTGATCCGGTGATGAATGCCGAGTGTGATGGCTATTTGATTCACGAAAAATGCGGAAAGGTTGTGGTCCATTTTGTGCCGAAAACGATCAAGGAATTGAACCATGAGCGGGGTTAGTTCGGGCAAATTGCGGCACCTGGTGCAGCTGCAAGTACCGGTAAAAATTCAGGACCCTGCGACCGGCGCCATGGAGGAAACCTGGGCCAATTTTGGTAGCAAGTTATGGGCGGAAATTGTACCCAATTCCGCGCGTGAGTTTGTGGCGGCTGGCGCTGAGCAGTCCGAAGTACGCGGGCGCTTAACCATACGTTACCGCGAAGGGATTGACGCCACCATGCGAGCCTTATATTTAGGCAGAAAATACGCCATTTTGGGAGTGCTCCCGGACGCGGAATCTATGAAGGGACATATCACCCTGATGATTGGTGAGGGTGTTATCAAATGATCTGGGCGTTATTAGCGCCCGGTCATTCCGCATCGCAAGAGCTAGCCGGGTCATTGCGCGGATATAAATTGGGTGTGGTGTGTTGCGCGTACCAGCTGGCGCCCTGGGCGGATTTTATCGCCGCGAGCGACCGCGCTTGGTGGGATAAATACCAGGATGCAAGAGCCTTAACGCTTTGTTATTCGATGTTGCCGACTAAGGGCATTGAATTAGCAAGGGTGCCGGGGTTTTCGATTTGCAATTCCGGGGTACTGGCGCTTGATATTGCACGACAGATGGGCGCAACCGAGATACACCTATACGGTTTTGATATGCGCGGAAGTCATTTTTTTGGTGACTACAAAAACGGTTTAACAAATGCGGATGCGGACAAACGCAAACAGCATTTGCGCGAATACCGACAATGGGCCGCCACAAACAAAAACATTAAGGTGATTAATTACACCAAAGGATCAGCAATCGATTGTTTCCCGATGGGGGTTTGATGAAAACATTTTCAGGGCGGAACGCGTCACAGGACGAACAGGAATTAAACGCCTTTATTAATTTATTGCGCGAGCAGGATGTCACCAAATACATGGAAATAGGCGCACGCCATGGTGACACGTTTCACCAGATTATGTGCTGTTTGCCGCCCGGCTCCTTGGGGGTGGCGGTGGATTACCCCGGCGCCTTATGGGGGACCCGCGCATCGGAAAAAAGCTTGCGGCTGGCGTGCAAGGATTTAATCAAAAAAGGCTACAAGGTCGCCCATATTTTTGGAGACAGTACGGCCATAGGGACAATTGAGATAGTGAAATCGTTTGGCATTTTTGATGCGGTGTTGATTGATGGCGATCATACCTATGCAGGCATAAAAAAGGATTGGGAAAACTATTCGCAACTGGCGCGCATTGTTGCGCTGCACGACATTGTGGGGACTGGCCAAACTGAAAAGGTATTCAACTCGCCGGTTGATGTGCCTCGCCTATGGGGGGAAATAAAACCGACCCTGGCCAAATACATCGAGTTTATTTCTGAAGGCTCAAAAATGGGGATTGGTGTATGCCTATCACGGTAATTGCAAAGCCAAGCGCGCCGCACCAGGTTACGCACCAGCAGGCCTTAATCGAGGGCTTTAAGGCGCACGGTGTCAATGCGGTTGCCGCGCCGAATTCCTACCATATCAAAACCAAATCGGTCGCCTGTTGGGGTTGGAAAATGGGCAAGCGCTTACGCGCGGCGGGGCATGATGTACTAGTCATCGAACGCGGTTATTTGGGGGACCGTTTTAAATGGACATCGCTCGCATGGAACGGTTTAAACGGTCACGGCGAATTCCCACGGATTGACGGGACACCACTCAGGTTTGAGACGCATTTTTCGCTTAGGACATGGCAGCAAAACGGCGATTATGTGTTGGTGATGGGGCAAGTGCCGGGGGATGAGAGTTTGCAGGGGCGCGACCTGTTGAGCTGGTACGCGGACGTCGCGAAAACGGCGGAAAAGTTTTATCAAAAACCGGTGTTATTCAGACCGCACCCGGAAGCAATCCGCAAAGGCTACAAACAAAAATTGACCGGTTTTGAAAATTGTTTTTTGCCGCTACGGGATTCGCTGCAATTTGCCCACGCGGTGGTGACGTTTAACAGTAATTCGGCGGTTGACGCGGTTGTCCAAGGCGTGCCGTGTATTGTGTTTGATAAGGGGACAATGGCTTGGGATGTGGCCGGGAAAAAAATCGGCGAGCGCATTACGCCATGCCGCCAGAAATGGGCGGCGGCGCTTGCCTGGAAGCAGTGGAGCATTGATGAAATTGCGTCGGGCTTTGCACTCACCCATCACGTTATGAGGTTGGAAAATGGGCGATTCGGTTGAATTTAAACTCACGGGCGTCGAGCAATTAGTCGGCAAACTGCGGGCCGTCACCTATGATTTAAAATACAAAGGCGGGCGCGCAGCGCTGCGCAAGGCGGCGGGTGTGGTGGTTGGTGCCGCCAAAGCCAACGCGAGGCGGATTAATGACCCGCAAACAGCGGAATCGATTAGCGACAATATTGCAGCGCGTTGGAATGGTCGCCTATTCAAACGCACCGGGGATTTAGGTTTTAGGGTGGGGGTGTTGGGTGGAGCGCGCGCCTCCAAAAATGAAAGTGGAAACTCGAATCCAGGGGGCCAAACGTATCATTGGCGTTTTATTGAGTTTGGGACTTCCAGAATCGCGGCCGTTCCGTTTATGCGCCCGGCACTTGCCGACAATATCGACGCCGCCACCAACGCATTTATAGTGAATTATGAAAAGGCGATTGACCGCGCATTAAAACGCGCGAAAAAAGCGAGCATTAAATAATGCTACCGCCCATTTTTGAGATATGCGCCGCCTCGCCAGCGATTACGGATTTAATCGGCACAGACCCGGTGCGCCTATTTCCATTTGGTGAAGCACCGGCCAGTGTGGAGCGGCCCTATGTTGTATGGCAAACCGTTAGCGGCTCGCCTGAAAATTATTTGGGCACGCTACCCGATGCCGATAGCTATACCGTTCAGGTTGATGTCTATGGAGTAGACGGCGCGGATGTGCTGGCAGTGGCTAGAGCGATTCGCGACACGGTTGAACCGGACGCGTATGTCACTAGTTGGGGCATTACCAACCGGGATTTTCCGACCAATCTTTATCGTTATAGTTTCACGGTTGATTTCATGGTCCGCCGTTGAAAACCAGACGCGCCTAGTACTGCCGTGAGGCACCACGACAGCGCGCATTTTTACACTAATGTCGTGAGACATAAGAGGAGTTATTACCATGGCTATGAAAGCGCAAGGCTCGCAACTCTATACAATCGACCCGCTCGATAATTCGTTATTGATCATCGATTGTGTCATCAGCATTGATGGCATTGACACTGCCATCGATCAAATCGAAACCACCTGTCTCGAAGATACAACACGCACCTATGAGGCGGGACTCGCAACACCAGGGGCCGCCACCTTTGTTATCAACACCGACCCGCGCGAACCGTCCCATCTACGCCTGCATGAATTAAAAACAGCAGGCACTATGCTGCCGTGGGCGCTTGGTTGGTCCGATGGCACCGGCATCCCTCCAGACATTGATTCATCCGGTGAATTTGCGCCGCCCACTACACGCAGCTGGATTTTATTCGACGGCTATATGAATTCTTACCCGTTCAGTTTTGCACAGCAAACCATGGTCAATTCAACCGTCGGGATTCAAATTTCCGGCGAGCCGTTATTGATTCCAAAAACTGTTTAAGGGTGGCGTATGGATATTAAAGGCTTGCTTGAGATAGGCAAATGGTCTGGCGACATTGTTGAAAAAACGGTGACCTGGAACGGCAATACGTTTGACGTAAAAATCAAACGGGATTTAAGCCCGGCGGATTATGAAGTTGTTTATGCCAGTGTTGAAAACGGTGTTGATTCCCGAATGGCGCGGCTGGTGTCTCGATCCGTGATCATCGGCGATGAACCGGTCGGCATTGATGTGGCGAAATTATTTAAACCGTCATTGCTTAACGCATTGTGCGCCGCCGTTCACGATGTGCAAAAAACCGAAGACGTAAAAAAGAATTAACCCCGGATGATGAATTTTGGTGCGATCTGGTGGCCGCCGGGGTGGGTGGTAAAACAATCGCTGAAGCCAAACGGAATTTATCTTATTCAGAGGCAAAGCAATGGGTGCGGTATGTAAGCAAGCGCGGACCGCTCAATCCATCGCGGCACCTGGAGCGGGGTTTTGCATTGCTGGCATCGCTGATTTGCACCGGGGATAAAATCACCATAGGCGGAAAAAAACCGACTCAACAGAGCTTTATGCAGTATTCATTCCCGGCAGAAGCCGGGGGCGATGTTGAAGCAACGGCAGAAGATGTTTTCAATCTGTTCAAAAGTTTGAAAAAAAAGGCCTAGACAATGGCAAGTAAATCGCTAGGGACACTCACACTTGATTTAGTCGCAAACGTCGGCGGCTTTGTTTCCGGTTTAAATAAAGCCGAGCGCTCCTCTGAAAAGTGGAAAAAACAAGCGGCCAGTGATGCAAAAAAAATCGGCGTTGCATTTGCGGCAGCGGGCGTAGCAGCGGCGGCAGGTTTAACGGCGCTGGTGAAATCATCGATAGACGCCGCCGATCAACTATCAAAAACGTCCACCATTGTGGGCGTGGCCATCGATGATTTATCGGGGCTTAAGCACGCGGCTGAATTGAGCGGCGTGGAATTCAGCGAACTTGAAGCGGATTTAATCAAGTTTAATAAAACTACGGCGAGCGCATTTGAGGGCGTTGGAAAGGGTGCAGAAGCCTATGAAGCGCTGGGCATTAGCGTAAAAAATACCGATGGCACCCTAAAAAATAATTATGAATTAATACAAGAAATTTCCGAACAATTTCAGCAAATGGAGGACGGCGCACAAAAGGCGGCGCTGGCACAGGATTTATTTGGGCGAGGCGGTGCAAAATTAATTCCATTGCTTAACGGCGGCGCCGAAGGGTTAGCCGATTTCAGGGAGGAAGCCGAACGCCTGGGCCTGGTGTTAGATCAGGAAACAGGCAAAGCCGCCGAAGAATTTAACGATAACCTGGACCGCCTTACAAAAAACGTGACCGGCCTTGGCAATCAAATTGCCGCCGATTTGTTGCCGGAACTGGTGGACATATCGAGTGCGTTTCTCGATGTCAATTCAAGCGGAATAGCAGCCAATTTAATTGCCGCCGAGATTGGCAGCACGTTGAAAGTATTGACCGCTACCGCGATTGGCGTAGTCGCCGCCTTTGATTTAGTCGGTAAAAGTTTGGGTGGCCTTGCGGCCATCGGTAAAACACTCACAGAGGGCGGATTAGGGCTTGCCGGTATATTGCCAAACAATTTACCGATGACCATCGCGCAAAATTGGGGGAAGGTAAAAAGCGAGCTTGATATTGTCGGCGATGATTTGGATGAAACCGCCAACGAATACGCCGATCTTTTAAATAAGATTTGGAGCGCGGGCGGCGATAAACCGGCAGGCGAAACCCCGGCAAAAGAACTTACATCAGACCTGGAGGCATTGCACAACCAAATCGTCAAAACAGCCACCAGCCGGACCTTTGATTTTTTTGACCCCTTCGCCGAAGGTGCAGAAGAAACCAATGAAGAACTTGAAAAACTGCTCGATAATTTTGAAAACGTTGAGGCATCCCTACAGCGCCAGCTTGCGCTAAATGAAACCGCGAGCGAGTTGCAACAGCTCCGCTATGAAATCGAACACGGCTCATTAGTTGGCATCAACGAACAGCAACAAATAAAACTCGAATTACTGGCCAAAGAATTAGATGCGATCAACGCGGCCAAAGACGCGGACGAGGCACGCACCGAACTAACAAAAGAATATAAAGCAGTACGCGACGGCTTGATAAATCAGGATGTGCTTTTGACTGAGCAGGCCGAAGAACGCGCACAAGTGCTAAAGCGGGCACTTGATCAAGGCATTATTTCAGAAACCGAATTCGGCGAACTGGTGATTTTAAACAGCGAAAAATTAAAAGAACAAATTGACCAAATCAAAGATAAAACCAACGAGCTGGACGAATTTACCAAAAACGCCGCGCGCTCAATCCAAAGCGAATTAAGCGACGCGATTGTTGAAGGGTTTGAAGGCGGCAGTGATGACCTATTAAAACGCTGGGGCAAGCTGCTAGAGCGGTTGGTGGCGGATGCACTGGCGGCAGATATAGGCCGCGCCATCTTTGGCCAGGCCAACAGCGGCGGGCAAATGGGGGTGGGTGGATTACTCAGTGGTATTGCAGGCGTATTTGGCGGCCTGTTTGATAGCGGCGGCTCGATTGGCTCCAATCAGTTTGGCATCGTGGGCGAAAACGGGCCCGAGATTGTGCGCGGTCCTGCGGTGGTCACGGGCCGCATGGAAACCCAAAAAATCATGAGTGGCAATTCGGTTGGCAACGTCACCATGAATTTTCCGGGGGTGACCAATGCGCAAGAAGCGCGGCGCGCGGCGGGTGCGGCGGGGCGTGAATTACTGTCAGTGATCCAAGGCTCGCAGAGGTACGCATAATGGCCGGTGATTTTTTGGACGTGAGAATCGATCTTTGCGCGCGCTACGGCAGCGGCTATGAAGAGGGTTTTGTGGTCTCACACGTTGACGATATTGGGGGCACCGAATATTCCCGACTCTACCATCCTTATCCAAAATTGCGCTATCAGCTGGACTACACCAACGGCAACCGCGAAGGCCTGGCAAAACGTATTACCGATTTATTCAAACGATGCGCGGGGACTATGCAATATTTTCGCGTGAAACATTACGCGGAATTTACCACCAATAACAAAACGCAACCGCCCACCGCGCAGGACCAGCTATTAATCCAGCTACCGACGCCAGCGGGCCAATACGTTTATCAGTTGGTCACCTGGTACGACTATCCATCACTGCCATGGGCGCCGCGCCGTCTTATCACCAAGCCAATTCCCTTTACTGAAAAAATTGCCATCGATGGTGTCGAGCTTGATCACTCCCTTTTCACCGTCGATTACGATCACGGCACCGTGACCCTGATTATTCCGCCCGGTGGAACGGTTTCCGGGGGTTGTGAGTTTGACATCCCGATGCGCTTTTCGGCGGATTATCAAGGCACCTTTAATAATTTGGATGTGCTGAGCGCGTCAATGGCATTAATCGAAGTATTGGACGGGTCAAGCTGATGGCCATCGATGCGCGCTATCTGGTCCAATGCCTGAGCATTGAGCCAAAGACCGGGGACCCGATTCGGATTGCATTGTCCTATCCGGTCAATCTGGTCATGAATACCGGCGCCATTTATAAAGGTGGGATTTACGCGCAACCAACCGCGATTAATTCCACGCTCGATGGCAGCCCCACGGTGATCGATATAGGCAGCGTGTATGACACGGACACCATTACGCGCGACCAAATCCAAAGTGGTTATTGGAATGAAGCAAAGGTATTTTCTTTTTTCACCCAGTGGCATACGCCCATCGAAAACGAATTGCCGGACCGCCTATATACGATGGGAAAAATACGTGAAGAGGACGACCGCTATACCTTTGAATTAATGGGGAACCTGGACAAGCTCAATCAATCAAGCGGCGTGATTATGACGGCCGGTTGTCGTTATGTGTTAGGCGATGCCCACGTTGACGGCACCATCATCGCCAGTGACAAATCCAGATGCAAGGTAGGCGGCGCGGTCACCAATGTTCCCGCCGAAGTGGGCGAGGTTTTATCACCCTTAGATTTTTATACGTATGATTTATTCACTTTTGAGCCTGACTGGTTCGGCTGGGGCGAAATCATGTTCACCTCGGGCGCCAATGCGGGACTGCATTATAAGGACGTCGTCGCATTTGATGGCGTGCAGATCACGCTAAAGGAGCCATTTTATTATCCCATTCAAGAGGGCGATCAATTTTTAATTCGCGCCGGATGCCGCAAGCGCTATACAGAGGATTGCATCGGTAAATATAACAATGCGATTCACTTCGGCGGCTATCCAGACGTCCCACAAAAATCATCGGTTATTAAGTTTGGAGATCAATAAATGGAGGATTTGGGCCGCGCCATCATTGCCGCCGCGCGTGAATGTATGGGGACACCGTTCAGGCATCAAGGGCGCTTGCCAAAAATTGGGCTTGATTGCGCGGGGCTGGTTATTCATGCGGCGCGCGCGCTGGGGTTGCCGGTTGTGGATTTTAAAGGCTATCCGGATCGCCCTTTCAATGGAATGCTAAAACGGATGCTGGATTCCCAAACCTGTATTCGCGAAATTTATACCATCGATATTCAACCGGGGGATTTGCTGTTAATGCGGGTAAACCGTGACCCGCAACACCTGGCGATTGCAAGCGAAAACAATTACATCATTCATACCTTTCAAGAAATTGGAAAAGTAGCCGAGCACAGCATCGATTTATTTTCGCGCGCGAAAATTGTAGCCGCCTACAGGTTTCAGCGTGAGTAATTTAACGGGCGGTCAAATCGCCGGGGGCGTCATTGGCGGCATTATCGGCGCTGTGACCGCTGGCCCTATTGGCGCATTCAAAGGCGCGGCGATTGGGTTAAGCCTTGGCGGTTACATAGACCCGCCCAACGGCCCTACAATGCGCGGCCCCACGCTCGACGATAAATCTTTTCAGTCCTCCTCCTATGGTGTGGTTCTATCGCGTTTATACGGCCGGGTTGCCATTGTTGGTAATGTCTTCTATTTGGAAAACAATGAATATAAAGCGGTAAGCAAATCCAAAAAGGTTGGCGGAAAGGGTGGGGGTGGACAGAAGGTTGTCACGACCACCTATTTAACCACCTTTGCCGTTGCGCTGGGCACCACCTATGCAGGGAGTAAACCTTTTCGTGTATGGGCGGGCGGCAAATTAATTTTGGGCGGGCCGTTGACCGGAATCGAAACAATAAACGGCAAATCAAAAAAACTGTTTGATTATCGGTACTACGATGGAACGCAAACCACGCCCGATCCGCGCATGGAAGCAGTGAAAGGCGTGGGCAATTGCCCGAGCTATGAAGGCACCGCCTACATTATGTTTTATGATTTTGAGTTGACCGAATACGGCAACGGCTTGGCGGGATGTCCGATAAAAGTAGAATTTTTTGAACCCGATCCGGCAGCCGAGGCGGCGCAAAATGACATTTCTACATTTGCTCTACAGAGTCAAATGGATTTTGTTTTTCCTGACAACATAGATAATGTTGGCGGCTGTTCAATCGCCATTTACCAGGGCAATCGATATTCGATTTTTTCAACTGGTTTTTACAGAGAATATTATCACCGGTTTGGGACTATAAGCGGCGTTGGCCAGATAGACACGTCTGGATTTCCAGAACCGGTTTTTGTTCATACCAATAATGAATATTCAAATGCTATTAGATGGGCGTTCGGTAGTATTTACGATTCTCCAAGGAGGCCAAGTGTTTTATTTACAAATATCGGAAATTTTGTAAACCCGTTTCCACTTAACGCTGCCGATGAGGAGTTTGTCAGCTTACAAGCTGTTCTCAGTGTTGAGGGTTTTAATTACGCAGTTTACATTGTGCAATCCAATGTTCCTGCCGATTTTATTTATCCGTTTACTACGCAACTTGTCACTGTCTTGGGCGCCAGCGAAATCCGCATAGTGTTAGGGGGTATTGAAAACAATGTTCCACTGAATTACGCCGTCTCATTAGGTAAATTTTATCACTTCAAATCGGAATCCGGCGTCAAAATTTTGAAAATATTCAATATTGCCGATGGTGCTCTATTATCGAGCAATCCCATTGCGGTACCGCCCAATATTTTATTGAATTATGCAACGAAGCCCGCCGCCGAAATTTATAACGGTAAATTTTATTGCGGTGGATTAAATAGCAATACCAACAAACTGTTTGCGATTGCTATTGATTTGACCACGTTTGTTTGTGATGCGGTCGAAGTTCTTGTTCCCGCTTTGGACGGTGTTATAAATCCACCTGCGGGGCAGCCATTTGGATCTGCTTCATTAACTGGCCAATTTTCTATCTACAATGGAGTGATTGGGATTTGTCGTTTTTTTATTTCTCAGTCAGCACTCAGTGGTCGCATTTATACCTTCGCAGCCCCGGTGATCGATTACACGGACCCGGAAGAAAACAGAATAAAAGTGATGGGCATTGTTGAGTCAGAATTACACGCGGTCGGTATCCCGGCGAGCGAATACGATTTAACTGAAATTGCAAATGAAACCACAATCGGTTATCGCGTGACCGAAATAACATCGGCTCGCGCGGCAATTGGGCCGATTCAATCGGCTTACCTATTTGATTTTGTCGAGCGCGGCTACACGTTAACGGCGGTAAAGCGTGGAGGCCTATCGGTCAAGCAAATCCCGTTTTCAAAATTGGTATTGTCCGGGGATTCGGTTGTCAAAACGCAGGACTCATCGAAAGTATTAATCCCGTCAATGTTGACGCTCAATTATATTGATTACGACCGCGAATTTGATGCCGGTTCTCAACCCGCGCGCTATCCGGCGGCATTTGACAGCATCCAGGCCAAAGAGTTACCGGTGGTGATGCAGGCAGACGAGGCCGCCAAACTTGCCGATATCTTTATCCGTTCGATGTGGGTGGAGGTTAAAAAATACGAGTTTTCCATCCCGTTCACCTATATCGATTTACGCTTGGGTGATGTCATTACGGTGGAGGCGTATCCCGGCAAATACATCACAATGCGCATCGATCAACGGTCATTTGATATTTCGGGACTCATTACCCTGGGATGCACCGCGACATCGGCATTGACCTATGCGTCTGACGCCCTGGGCTATTCCGGCGAAACCCCATCGGATATTTATATCCCAGTCTATGCCGACCCTATTCCGATTGTGCTGGATATACCGCTCATTACCGATGAGCAAGACGTTTTTGGCGTTGCGGCGGTGGTGATGCAGGAACCACCTACAACACAATCGGCGCTTATGGTGTCGGCTGATGACGGGGTGAATTTTACCGAAATCGGGCGGTTTGACGGTCCGGGTGTAGTGGCGCAATCGTCAACCGATTCGCTAGGCCCTGGTGACCCGTTTGTCACAGAGCGCGGCACGGATTTGGTGCTGGATAATGTCATCAGCGGCGAATTTTTTAGCGTCACCTATGAGCAGATGCTGCGCAATAACAATTTGATCGCCTACGGCCAGCCAGGGCGCTGGGAAATTTTATCTTATCAGGATGCAACACCCACAGGCGTGGGCACCGGGGTTGTGCTATCTACGTTTATTCGCGGCAAATACGGCACAGAGCAATACATGGAAGGCCATACCATCGGCGATTTTGTTGTCCTGCTCGATCATCCCAACACCATATTTGCACCGCTGCCCGGGCAAGCCTATGGGCTGTCCTGGCCCATCAAAGCAGTTAACGTGGGGGATGATGAGGATGGCGGAACCCTGGCAAATTACGGGGCCTATGAGGGTGTAAATTTAGAACCCTTGTCGGTGGTCAATCCCGACGTCACGCGCGTCGGGCTGGATTGGCAAATCGACTTTGACCCGCGCACCCGCTACCCATCCAACCAATGGGTGAATGGCGCCATTGAGCAAACCGATACTCAATACTATGCGGTGGATATTTTTAACGGGTTGTCGATTGTGCGCACCATCCAAAGCACCACCATTCCGGTGATCTATACCGAAGCCCAACAAATCGCCGATTTTGGCAGTGTTCAAAACAGCATCACGATTGATATATACCAGGTTAGCCAGCGGGTTGGCCGAGGGTATCCATTAGGGGTAACAGCATGACGACGCCCATTTTAGGAATTCCCGAGATTGCGGGGAATCAATTAAACCAATACATCACGGCCAATGAAGCGTTTAGGGCGCTGGAGGCATCCGCCAATGATTTTTTATCGGTGGAATTGTCGGGCGGTGATGTCACCCTGACGCAAGCGCAATTTGCGGCGGCCTATGCGTTTATCGGCACCGGCCATACCCTGACAAGGGCCTTAACCGTTCCTGCCTCCAAGCGGGCGTTTGTGGTGGGTAATGCGGGCACGCAAAATATTAATGTTACCCGAGGGACAACGGTGGTAGTGATTGCGCCGGGCACCGCTTTTTTACTTTACACAGACGGCACCGCGAATGGCATCTTTGCTATTTCCGGGGGCAGTGGTGGGGGTGGTGGCGGGTCATCGACCTGGGGGTCGATCACTGGCGACATTAACAGCCAGGCGGATTTATTGGCCATCTTTACCGCGTTAGGGAATTCGGTGTTGTCCACCGGTGTGACAAAAACCACCGACACTATCGGGCTAACGGCGCTCAACGATACCACCTTGCGCTTAAAGCCGGTCGCGCAAGCGGTTTTTTACAATTTAATACCCAACGGCATACCGCTCGCGGTACGCACCTTTGCGCAAATTGATTACCCGCTGGCCAGTTTGCCCGGCATCGCGGCGGACGGTATTTATATTCGCTTTGTTGGGGTCAATCAGGCGGGGGCGGTGATTACATCGGCGCAGACGTTTAAGCTCGACGAAACAACGCTTCAATATGGTTATATCATCATAAAACGGGTGGCCGGGGTAAATACCTTTTTAGATGGGGCGGCGGGCCCGCGCAACGTTTTCACCTGGCCGGATTTTGCCGGAGACAACGCGAGCATTAATGAGTTTTTAACACCCGAGAGCAATATCAGTATTGTGCCTAATTCCGCATTGACGGTGCAAAATTCGGCAGGATTGATTAAAGGCCTTGGCATTAACTGGGGCACCGCGAACGTCAACGAACGCACCAAAGCCGCCGCCAATCCCACCAGTTTTATCACGGTAAATCCCTCCACAATTTTGGCCGCGTCATTGCCAGCAGCGGGCACGGCTGTCCAGGTAACCCAATATTGGAACGGGTCGGTGATGACAACACTAGCGGGCGCTAATAATGCATCAGTACAGCGGTTTTTAATCACCATCGCGGGCATGATATTTTTGCAGGTCGGCGAGGCGCAATACGCTAGTATAGACGCGGCGGCGCATGCCATTGGGGCGGCACCTTTTACCAATCTGCTACCCGATAATACAGCGGTTGAGTTGTGCCGATTTGCGGCGCGGAGGGGCGCAACCAATCTTTCCGATCCGGCGGACGCGGTTTTCTCCTACGGCAGCGGTACGGCATCGGGCGGCAGTGGTGGTGCGGGGACTAATCTAAGTTATGTGGCCTCGCCAATTGATGGCGTGATGCAAAGTAGCACCGGATCAAGTGCAACTTTACCATTATCAACCGGCGTCAATGCGGGCCTGATGGCACCCGCACAAAATACAAAACTCGACGGTATAAATATTGGCACGACCGGCCCTGATGTCCCGAACAATACGCAGCTAAATGTAAGGTTGGGCACTTCTGGCAACTTGGGCACCGCCGCACAGGCAAACGTCACAACCAGCGCGACAGATTCATTCTCCGGTCGCGTGCTGAAGGTTGGGGACTTTGGATTAGGTGGACTCGGGCCTGCTATTTTAGACGCGAACACCATCCTAAACGCTGGTTTTTATTCGGGAGGTGGTGGAGGTGGAGTAAATTTCCCAACAGCGACCGGGATTTATGCTCCCTTTATTGTGACGCGCCGCAATCCCGCAATCCAATATAATCTGCATTTTTCAGAAGAAGGCATTGCGCCCGAATTGAATTTACATTTCACCAAGGACACCGGAACCACTTGGGTAAATGCAAAAATTTGGTCCTCTGCTAATCAGCTATCGCTAGGCACCACAGCAACTACAGCACGGACCGCTATAGATTCATCCGTGATGCCAAGTTACACAGTTGCAACAGTTCCAGCGGCAGCAGCAAATACAAACAAAGGATTAATAGTTACTAATGCCGCGTCTGGGCGGCGTCCTTATTGGAGTAATGGAACCGACTGGCGTGATGCCGCTAACGTAATACTTTCCTAATTCGAGGGTTTAAAAATGACTACCAGAATAATTCCTTATGAAATTTTATTCCGCTTAAACCAGGCAGGGCAGGTCGTTGGATGCCACCGCCGGGACCTAAAAGTCATAGTTGACGGCGCCGACAGCTTTGAAAAAGAACTTGATCCGGTGCCAATAGAAGGCGCTGAAATGGATAAGGTACTGGGGCAGATAAATACCGCGCTAGCCGGTACGGTTGCCGCGCGTGATGTCCAAATAGCCGCGCTCGAAGATGAAAAGACAAAAATGCGCAATGAGCTAGATGAATTTCGGGAAAAGATCACCGCCGAACATGAAGCATTATTCGCGGCGTATATTGAACTAAAAATAAGGCTTGGCGAGGCTGATGATTTGGTTACAGTCGGTAAAGCGGAATAAAAAAGCCCGCATAGAGGCGGGCAAAATGCCGAATATAAGGGAGTTACATGGCAAAATTGAATATAGGTTAGGTTATTGCCCCTTGCAAATAATAACGATTAACTGACTCTCAAATCATCGAGTGAATTATTTTCATTGTCTAATAGAAATTTTGAAAAGGATGCCGGGGCGTGGCCGTTTCCGTTCCACTTTTCGCCCTGCAATTCATAAATTGCATCAGGCTCCGCTTTACTGGGCCGCTTTGGTTTATTGTTGTTTTCGATTACCCACTGAACCGCCGCTTCAATTTCCTTGGTGGGGCTTGGCATATCGATACCCTGTTGACGGGTCTTTAGAATAATGCGCGCTATATCTATATTCGCGGAGGATATGATCGAGGTGCGTTTTGCGATTTCTGATTTCATTTCATTGGCGAGGGCCAGGGAGGCATCCAAGATGCCGACCACCCGGTCGATTCCGTAATGTTTGATCGCGTGTTTTATCATCGCCTTAAACGCCATTTCATTGCCAAATTTGGTGATTAACGGATTTTCATCGGTCGTTTTTGTTAATGGTTTTTCAATCTGACTTTTTGAAAAGCTTTCTCTTCTAGCTTGCTTTTTTCCGGCCAGGTGCATTAGCTGATCTTGTGTTTTATTCACAAATTCGACTCGATATTCCTTGGCCAATAATTTTGCAGCTGCGATCATCTCCTTATAGGCATCCTCGGGCGTCTTGTTTTGGCCATGAGAGACCGTCTTTGTTTTAATTGAATTATTGTCTTGTTTTATATGGGCAATAAATTGTTTTTTAGACGCCAGATAGTGCAAAGAAACTCTTAATTTTCCATACTTTTCCATCACAAAAACCTCTGATTAATTGATGTATGGCCAAATAGTTAAAGACTCTTACTTGCCCCCTCCTCCACTTCCATGCAAAAGATACAAATCTAACGCAAAACGAACAATCGCGCTAACATTTTTTAAATCTTTACCATCCCGCTTATTCCACATTGCCCTATCTTCGATTGTTTGCAAAAGAGACTTAGGAAGGGAAATACTAGTCCTTACGATTTCATCGATTACCTTTTTGTCCTCCCCATAGGGTTTATCGGCGAGGGTATCCGCGAGCGCTTCCACGGCTTTGGGGTTGGTTTTTTTACGGTCGCTCGGTTTCTTAATCATATCTCAAAGACCTCTTTTATAAGTTTCTCAATTTCTAAACAGGCAGGGCTGGTGAAGTCTTCTATGACCGATTCACCGGTCGCCATGACATCGCGATAAATTTTCCGATAAAACCCGATTGAGTCTAATGGATAAAATGCGCTGAATTCGCCCACGAACTCCAAAAACTCTAAGCGTTCTTTTTGTCTGACTGATGGGTTGGTGCTCGCCAATGAATGGTAAATCAACACCTTTAATTCCGGGTTTATATCGCGCACCCGTGTCACTTGATCCTCTAGCTCAGTCAGTGTGTCAAGGTCCAGCTGTGAGCATTGATGCGGCGCGATGATGACATCGGCGACGGCGGCGCCGGTAATCAATTCACGGCTGTTACGACCGGCGACGTCAACGATAATTTCATCGTATTTTTCAGACAGGCTTAACAGCGCTTGGCTGATGTTGTCGCGCTTTTCCAACAGCGTAATGGTTGGTTCAAGGTGACTTTCTTCACGTAGCGCATGCCAGCGCGATGCCGAGCGCTGGGGGTCCGCATCCACCAGACAGACATCTTTACCCTTCAATGCAAGCCCTATCGCGACATTAACGGCGGTGGTGGTCTTGCCCGCGCCGCCTTTGTTGCATCCGATGATTGTTATCATTTAATACCTCATAAGTGTGAGTTAATAAAACTCGCGCAGTATTAAATAATAATTGTTAAATGTGAAGTATTAAATAATAAATATTACAGAGTAATTATTAATTATTATTGCGGTGGCCAATTAAAATACAAAATAATCACAACATGAACCGACGCTAGCAACAGCATAATCCCGATAAAAACCTCGATAACGTAATTTCGAAAGACGATAAATCGCACGCCCGCCCAAAACATCACCACAGCGGCCAGGACGCACAGCGCGAAGGGGATAGTGCTCATTGCGGCACCTGTTCGCGCTCTTCAAATGACATGCCGTAGCGCCTGCGGTGGCACTCATCAACGACACCATTTAGCGCAACATCATAGCCACCATCGGCAATACACCCGACGAACTGCACAGGAAAACCGTATTTACCATTGCGCTCCACGCGCATGGGGATAAAAACGGAATAGGTCCCGCTAGTGTTTCGCCTGATTTCCATACCAATCTCCTTGCCTTGTCAAGTGTCAATTTTTGCAGTAAGCGCGGTAAATGCAAGTTTTTTTGCAGTAAGCGCGGTAAAAGCAAGAAATAATAAGGAATGCGCCTACGGCGCGACATACTCGCTCCGCTCGGTCGCTTCGCTCCCTCCTGCTACGCTGCGACAGGGCTTGCAGCCCTGACCTTGCATTAGGTGGGGGTGAACCCCCACGCACCAACAGTAAACAGCTGGAAAGGGCGTTTCCGGGGCAAATATAGCCACCGAAAGCGCAGAGCGCGCCTTGTTGATACATCAAACGTCAACTTAACTGTATTGGTTGCCGTTGTGGTCGGGGTGAAAAAGTGGTGAAACCGGTGTGTAAACGCCTAGGCGTTTTCCACGGGTTTTGCCGCGTTCACGCAGTGATTTTCATGCCGTCCATCAACATGCCCAAAACCACCGTATATAAGATATAAGAAGGGAATTGCTTGCAACCCGCATGAATGCTGGGGTCAATTTTCAGGATCGAGCACTGCAAGGCTCAGCCTGCCAACTTAGAAGCTCAAAAATATCTTGATATTGAGCCTTGAAAGATTTATCGTGTAAATAAATGCGCCAAAAATTGAGGGTAAAATGAGCCTTGTAAGACACGAAACAAACCCATTTTTGACCGATATGACGGTGCCTTTAAAGGGCCGACAGGTTAAAATTTCTACACTCTATAAAGACTCCAATGTGTTAATAAACCAATCGACCGGAGAGGTGCAAGGAACGCACTTGTTAACCTATAAAAAAGTTGATGGGGAGCAGTTCATTAAACTTTTTACCGCAAATATTGCGCTTACCTTTGATTTATCCTCTGCGGGTATAAAAACGTTTAATGTGCTGGCCTGGGTTGTGCAAAATAAGGCTATATCTAGGGATGAGGTTGTCTTGGATTCCATAATGTTGAATGATTTTTTAAAAGCGCAAATTAAACCTTTAAATCTTAGTTTGGCCACCTTTAAGCGGGGTCTAAACGAGCTTGAAGAGGCGCAAATAATCGCAAAAACAATGCGCAAAAGCTTTTATTTTATCAATCCCAATTTTGTTTTTAATGGTGACCGTATTGCGTTTACTACATTAATCGAGCGGAAAAAAGAGAATCAGTGAGTGTTTTTTCAACAAATTTAATCAATTAACATAAAGGCGATTTTATGATTTATCAATTCATATGCCCATATTGCGACCATAAAAATGAACTAACTTTGGATTGTGTGGGAAATAAAAACCATGCGGTGACATATTGCGATAAAGAGTCTGGAGGATGTGACAAACAGCTAGTTCTTACTTATTGGGTTGAGGCAAAAACCATTGTTCGTCGAATTCAAGGTGAAAATATTTAACACTTATTAATTAATAATTATGATTTATTAAGGAGTTGAAAAAATGTTTCATGTCCCTGAAAAGCATCGAATCACCACGGGCTTTTTGTCTTCTCAAAAAGAAGACGGAAACAACTGCGCATTCAAATGTGCATTTGCATTTGTAGGCTTAGACTCAAGGCTTTTAGTATCACAATTAAATGTTATCGCATCAGACGGAATGGGCTGGGAGCATGTTAGCGTAAGTTTGCCAGATCGATGCCCCACATGGGATGAAATGAATTTTGTTAAGGATATTTTTTGGGATGATGACGATTTTGTTATTCAAATTCACCCTGTCATGGATGATTATGTCAATAATCACCCCTATTGCCTGCACCTTTGGCGCAAAGCGGGAAAAAACGAGTTTTGCCAGCGCCCGCCCAATAGCATGGTAGGTATCACTGATAAAATGTTGGGAAAAAGGAAAGAATTAAAGGAGTCAATGTGATTGTTATCGGGATAGACCCGGATTCTGACCGTATGGGGTTGGCGGTATACGTTGAAAAAAAATTAGTCATTTGCACTACCGCCACGATACCCAAACTAATAACCCATTATTTGCCCGAGCTTCAAAAACAGGGCGATCTATTGTTTTCGATCGAAAATGTACTCGCCCAAAACTATGTTTATACCCGGAACGAACAAGCCACCAAGAAAGCCCAGGGTGCCGTCAGTAACTCGATTGGACGGTGCCAGCAGAACCAAAAGGAGCTTATGCGCTGGTTGGAGCATTACAATATAGCTTACATTGCGTACAAGCCTACATCGGGAAATTGGGCTGATAACAAGGTTTTGTTTGGTCGAATCACAGGATGGAAAACGCGATCCAACAAAGAGTCGAGATCAGCAGCTTATTTTGGGTGGTTAGCGGTGAAATGAAAAACACTATTATCATATGGGTCGTTTACAAAGACCCCAGCGATTTTCCAGGGCAGTTTTGCGCAAGAATTTTTTCGGGTGGTAAGCCGACCGGACACCATTACGCGCATTATAATTTAGAGCTAGTTCGCGAATGGATAAGCAGAGGCGCCGCACAATATGGCGTTGGAGTGCCTTATCGCATGGCTCGCCACCATCATGATGATCCGGTGATTTTTGAAACTTGGGTTTAAATATCTATGACTAAGGCTGAGCTTGAAAAAATGATCGCGCAATTATTAAGGGATTATGAGCTCCAAACCAATGAGGTTGTTCGGGAAATTAGTCTGCACACTATCGACGCAACAACATACGAAAGCGAGAACACAGAACTACTACAAGCTGTTGTTGTTACGACAGAGCGGATGCCGGGTAATAGTTGGCTTTGCTAATAGTCAGCGGTGGGTTTTAGATATGGGTATTATTAATAAGCTGAAGGGGTGCGCCGCCTGCCAACAGCGGCGCGAAAAACTTAAACGCATCAAGGACCTAGCAAATGAGCGAATTAGAACCGTTATTAGAAGTATTAAAAACCCAAATTTTAGCGATTGATAGCTTGGCCACCGCCATTGCCAGGCAGGCGGTAGCTATTCAGGACCTGGCTCTAGCCGTTGCCGGTTTTGATGACGACGACGATGATGAACCTTCGGTCTATATGGATGGTTCAAGTGTCAAGACTAACGACAATTAAGCCGCGTTTACCTGGCATTACATCGACGCGATTACAAGCACAGGCCGTTAGTGCGGAACAGTCATGGCGCGCAGGCAAGACAACCACAGAGCGCGGCTATGGTTGGGAGTGGCAAAAGGCGCGCGAGGAGCATCTCAGGAATAACCCGCTGTGCGCCTATTGTGAGCGACTTGGATACATCACCGCCGCCTCAGTGGTTGACCATAAGACACCGCACAGAGGTGACCCGCTTTTATTTTGGAACAAACTAAACTGGCAATCCCTGTGTAAAGCCTGTCATGACTCGATTAAACAGGCAGAAGAAAACATACTTAATAAGTATTAAATAATAATTATTAATTATATATTGTCGCCCGTCAAAGGAGATTAAAGTGTTAAAAGATCAAGAAGCTACTTGCGTTAGTTTGATAGTGCAGTCTGGCGAATGGTGTGGTAACGATCTGGTATTTATTGCGGATTACATCGATAAAGTTGAAGACCATAGCGACGCGCTTTTTAAGCGCGCAAAAGTTTATTTTAAAAACGGCATGGCCTTATCTGTGGTGCGTGGTGAATGGTCCTATGGTGGCAAGGAAGGGTTATTTGAAATTGCGCCTATTTCATCTACGGGTGAATTCGACGGCGATCTATTCGACGATGATGACAAAGGCGGTGATGTGTTGGGTTATTGTGATGTCGCGAAAGTCAATCACTACATAGCTAAGCTAGGCACCATGTAGGAATGAAATATTACTTATGAAGTAATACATATTATTTATTAGAATAATATCGAGTTCTTTTATATGCCAACCTCGGGCGGGCGTTGGGGGTGGGGGGATGGTAAAAATATCCAAACCGGTCCCCCTTCCTGACCGCGCCCAAACTCACTTAGAGAAAAAATCGATCTATACAAATTTGTTAACAAAAAAGAATGCTACTCTTTAAAATACGTTAACAATTAGTGGCGGCTAAAATGTCGTTTACCGCGAAAAAGCGCGCATATGTTAAAGCGCGGCTATCTGGTAAAAATATTCAGGACTCCGCGAAAGAGGCGGGCTATTCCGTCATTGCGGCGCGGGCGTCTGGTTCAAGACTGGAAAAAGACCCGGATGTGCAAGCGGCATTTGCCCGCTGTAAAGCAGGCGGCAAACTCGCCGCAGCCAAAGACCCGCCACCAAAAGCCAAAATTGTTAACAAAACACCCGCAAAAACCAAAAAAAAAGCAGCCGAAGTGCCAGGGCAATTGATAGACGATACCGAAAGCCTGCCCGATTGGGCGTCGATGTTGGCAGCGCCACCCACTAAAAAACCAACGAAAAGCATGGAACAAAAAACACCAAAGCCCGAACTACCGGCCATTGAAATTGATGATCCGCTCGAATTTATGCGACAAATGATGAAAGACGCGGGCGAGGACCCGCGCCTACGCTTGGAGGCAGCAAAACAACTGGCGATATTCACCATAAGCAAGCCAAGCGACAAGGGCAAAAAAGAAGAGCAGAAAGACGCGGCTAAAGAAGTGGCAAAAAAATTCGGCGCAATTGCACCGCCCAAATTAAATTTGGTTAAAAAATAGGGTTTAAATGTGGACAAAAAAATTGTCACAAAGGAAAGTCTTGCCGATTGGCAAAACACCGCCTATTACGATAACGACCTACATCTTTACTTTGAAGATACTTATGGCCGGTGGAATTGGACCGAAATCTACAGAGAAGGCGTAAGCGTTTGTAATCTCATGTTTGATTATGAAATTGAAGAAGATTCACCCCTTGAAAGTGTTTTTGCGGCGGTGGCTGCTCAGGCGGCCTACGGTGCATTTTCCGCAGTGGCCCAAGCAATTGGTACAGATCGACATTATTTAATGGGTGCCATTGAGGACTACTACGAAAATAAGGATGAATCTTTGCCCGCGCTTGGCTATGACGGCCTGCGATCAGCAATTGAAGAGGAACAAAAAATGTCGGATGATTTTGAAAAATGAAAGACATTAGCCCCGAGACTCTGGATTTATGGAGAAAACAATTTGAAGAAGCTTATCTAATTGAAAGTGTGCCAACGCTTTTTAATGATGAGGCAGAACGCTATAGGCCTGTTGATGACAGTAAATTAAGCGCGCAAGTCACATACAAAACTAACATACGTTATATAACTTGGATTAATAGCCGAGTTAAATATCTTGAATGGATTAAAAGCCGCGCCGAATTCAAATGCTCCAAAGGCGTGGATGATAAAAAGTGTTAGAAAAGTTACTCGCGGTTTGGCGCTTACGCGTAGAAGTAAAGGCTCGGGGTAAGGCCGCGATATACCGACCGTCAGCAGCAGATAGCTGGCTATAAAACAAGCCGATTGCCGGATCGTTAAACCGGTTTTTTTGATCGACGAATCAACTAAATTTTAGGCAGAGGGATACAGCTATGAGTGATTTATCAGAATTTTTTTCAGAGCTTGGTGCTGGTGTTTTTGAGGAAAAGTTGAAACGCGTACTTGGCGAAACGGCAACGGCTGTTATGACCAATAACCGAGAGGGTGAAATCACTATTAAATTTAAAATGAAGCCTATTAGCTCAAGCCAGGCAAAGGTGGCTCATTCCATTGAGTTTAAAGCGCCTACCCTTAACGGTATTAAATCGGAAAAAAATACTACAGATACGGTGATGTATGTAGGCGCAAAAGGAAAATTAAGCTTATTTCCTGAAAACCAAACCCAAATGTTTACCACTAGCGGCAGCATTGCCAAAAAAGAGGTTTAACTTGTTATGGACGGCACAGCAATCAAAGAAATTCAGCTCGCGCAGCAAATCATCAACGCAAATTCTACCCTTAATGCGGCGATTGAAGGGCCGCATCAAAGTGTTTATGCGTTGCACAAAGATTTTTCGCTTGAAAACCTTGAAAAATTTGAGCCGAAAAGATCCCGTTTTCGTGGCAAATTCACCACAGCAGAACCAGACGCTTTTGCAGATTATGCAAAAAACAAGGCGGCTGAAAACACCAGCTGTTTCATTAATGCAAATCAGATGACAGCAACCTTGATTTTTAATATTGGTACAGATGAAAACCCTGGCCATTGCGATGATAAGGCGCAGCTAGGGCTTGAAATGACAGCACCATACAAGGCACTACTTTCGATAGTGAATAAACGTTTAGAACAGAAAGATGTAGCCGAATTTATCGAGGATTGGCGACAAATTGTAGGCGCATCGAGCGATTTTGATCTTGATGGAATTGCAAATGAAATTCCACTTGCAAAAGCAATATACGCCATTCGCAAAATCACCATCGAGCAAAAAGCCACAACAGAAAGCGAGTCCCGCAATTTTGGTGCAACCAATACATCAATGGATAGTATTGATGTAAAAAGCGCTGATATGCCGCCCGCTTTTCTTCACTTCACTTGTCAGCCTTTTCTTGGTCTAGCCGAGCGCAAATTTGACTTGCGGTTAAGTGTAATAACAGACCGGCAACCCGCCCTGGTGCTTCGGATTGTTCGCCATGAAACTATTCAGGAAGAAATGGCCAACGAATTTCAGGTTTTAATTAATACAAAACTCTCCGAAATAGAACCCACTATTAAAACGTTTATTGGTGATTTTTCGCCATAAAAATATCTAAAATTTTAACCAAACGAGGGTATGAAAATGTCAGAACAAGAAATTGAACAAGAGATTCAGGATAAAGGCCTAAATGCTCCACGTTTAACCCCTGCCTTAATAGATGCGCAAATAGTATCCGCTGATTACTATGTTTTTCCTGGGACCACTTTAACCATTTGCTGTTTGACTTTGCGCAACGGTTACCCGGTTACAGGTAAAAGCGCCGCCGCAAGCCCTTCAAACTTTGATGAGGAAATCGGGCGAAAGATTGCTTACGAGAATGCGAGAAATGAAATTTGGGCGCTAGAAGGTTATAGATTGAAAGAAGCCTTATTTTTGCAGGAAAAGTAATTAATTAGGCAATAGCGATACCGTCGCGCCGTGAGGCGCTACAACCCGCCGTGAGGCGACACAGGTTAATCGATGGAATGGACAACCGCTTGCCCGGATTGGGGCGAACGCCTTAAACGGGGTGAATCCATTATACCGCCGCCGCTATTTCCCGAAATGGCAGAGGCGGCGCTCGATGTTTTTAAGCAATTACAAATCGTTGATGCCACCGGGAGTCCCACTTTTGGAGAGGCCGCCGCGCCCTGGATTCTTGATTTGGTGGCGTCCATTTTTGGGGCATATGATCCCGAGAGCGGGCGGCGATTAATCAAGGAATGGTTTATTTTAATCCCGAAAAAAAACGGCAAATCTACGTTTTCCGGCGGTGTTATGACTACCGCCTTAATTCTCAATTGGCGCTTATCCGCCGAATTCGCCATCTTGGCTCCCACCGTTGAAATTGCCAATAACACCTTTGGACCCGCGCGCGACATGATCCAGCGCGACGACGATTTATCAACGTTGATGCATATCCAAACCCACATAAAATCCATCACCCACCGCGAAACCAATGCCACGCTAAAAGTACTGGCCGCCGATGCTAAAACGGTGGGCGGAAAAAAAACCGTGGGCACCCTGGTTGAAGAGTTGCACGAATTCGGGACCATGCACAACGCTGGTAACATGATGCGCGAGGCCCTGGGCGGGTTAATGTCACGCCCCGAGGGGTTTGTAATCTACATAACAACGCAATCATCAGCGCCACCCGCCGGAATTTTTAAAGAAAAGCTCGACTACGCACGCGCAGTACGTGACGGCAAAATCATCGACCCCGAATTTGTACCGGTCATTTTTGAACATCCTGACGATCTAACAGCCAAAAAAGAACACTTATTGCTCGCGAATTTGCCCATGGTTAACCCAAATTATGGGTTTTCAGTGGACCCGCAAACGCTTGAGCGTGAATTTTCGATAGCCAAAAATTCGGGTGAAAACAATTTTCGCGATTTTATGGCCAAACACGGCAACATCGAAATCGGCCTTAATTTACGGTCTGACCGCTGGGCCGGTGCCGATTTTTGGGAGGATGCAGTCGCAAAAGTCACTCTTGATGATCTTGTCGCACAATGCGAGGTTATCGACATTGGTGTTGATGGGGGTGGGCTGGACGATTTACTGGGCGTTTATTTCATTGGACGCCTCAAGGATTCAGGAAAAAAAATAGGGTGCGCCTATGCCTGGGCGCATCCGTCAGTTTTAGAACGCCGGAAAGAAATTGCCCCACGGCTTCACGATTTTTTTAATGATGGGGACTTGACACTGGTTGAAAATATTGGTGACGACGTTGAAGAATTGGCGGACATGTGCCATTTTATATATCAATCTGGTTTGCTTGATAAAATCGGCTGTGATCCTGTAGGTATTGGCGCGGTACTCGACAAACTCGAAGAGCGCGGCATTCCTAATGATAAAATTGTTGGTGTGAGCCAGGGCTGGAAATTGGGCGGCGCTATTAAAACCGCCGAAAGGTGGGTTGCCGGTGGTGAGTTTTGTCCCTCTTCGCAACCGTTAATGTCCTGGTGTGTTAGCAATGCGCGAGTTGAACCGCGCGCTAATTCGATCATCATTACCAAACAGGCCAGCGGCACCGGGAAAATCGATCCACTGATGGCGATGTTTAACGCCATTACCTTAATGTCTCTCAATCCGGGCGCTTGCAACAAACGTCTATTGATGTTTTCGGTGGGATAAATGGAAAATCGCGCTTATTCAGTCCTGCAAATAAAATCTTTTCAAGACGATCAGCGAATCATTACGGGTATTGCGACAACGCCGCAACCGGACCGTGACGGCGATATAATTGACCCGATGGGTGCCAAATTTGCCGATGAAATGCCGTTGTTATGGCAGCATCGCCCCGACTTGCCGGTCGGCCATGCCACTTTTGGCGCGCCCACAAAAGCCGGTATCCCGTTTATGGCCATCATCGCCAAAATTGATGAGCCGGGCGAATTAAAAAATTTACTCGATCGCGCTTGGCAATCGGTAAAAGCGCGCCTGGTGCGTGGTGTGTCAATTGGATTTATTCCGCATGAATCCGAACGCCTGCAAAATAACGGTTTGAAATTCACGCTGATTGAAATTATTGAACTATCGTTAGTGACAATCCCATCAAACACCGGCGCGACTATTCAAACAGTCAAAGCCTTTGCACAAAAAAATGTGCAATCCATTTATGGGATTCCGTTAATCACGATTGAAAAACCCAAACTTGATTTGGGTGGAGCTATCCAGCTCCTACAATAGCCGCAAAATCTTTGCTGATATTGCCGCTATAGTCGCGCCGTGAGGCGCTGCAAATCTCGCTGTGAAGCGACATGTAAAATTTGGGTGATGCTATGAAAACGCTAGCCGAACAACTCGCCGCCTTGCGTTCCACACGCGAGCAGCATGAACAGACCATGCAATCTGTTGCACAAAAATCGATTGATGAAAATCGCTCGATGAATACCGCTGAGGCCGAACAATTTGACGAGGCTGAAGCCGCTGTAAAAACAATCGATCTCGACATTGAGCGATTGACCCGCCTGCAAACCATGCAAGCAAAATCAGCACAACCTACCACGCACATTATTAAAGAAACCGGCGGAAATCCGCTCACTTATCGTGTCCGCACCAATGAACCCAAACCGGTACCAGGCCTTGCGTTTGCGCGCGCGGCTAAATGTCTGGCATTGAGCCACCTGGAGCATACCAACGCGGTTGAACTCGCCAAAAGTATGTATGCGGATCATGACGACATCATCGCCGCCACCCGCCGCCTGGTGACAAAAGCGCCGGTTGCGCCCGCTACAACCACAGACCCAACATGGGCCGGTGCGTTAGTGGGTGATGAGTCAGCAGCGTTTGCCGATTTCATTGAGTTTCTGCGACCAAAAACCATTCTTGGGCAGTTTGGCACCAACGGCGTGCCTGACTTGCGCCGCGTGCCTTTCCGTACTCGCCTCGC